GTAAAGTATCAGGTAGCAACCTACTCAGGTGAGGTTCAAGTTAATTGCAATGAAAATGATGAAGATGAATACATCATCGCAAAAGCAAAGAGAATAGTAACTCAAAGGGCAGGCTGTTCTTTACCTTTCGGTTATGAAAGTTGGAAAGTTGTGGAGCGTTCTTAAATGCCCCATAACGGACAAGGCTATACTTAGTGCGACCTTAACAGATAAAATTTTATTATGAAACATACAGAAAAATACTTACAGGCTAAATGGGTAACGGAAAACCCTAAAGGATATGACGAGCGTGATGTGGCTCGTGCAAATAGTTACTGCGAGGCTTACTTAGAAGGCTATAACCAAGCATTAAGTATAGCCAATGTTGTAGGGCAAAGCGAACAGTTAGTTTGCGAACATAAATATCAAGATAATGTTTGTGACTGGCGAGGTGTTCGAAAGTGTATAATATGTGGACAAATGGAGAAAGCAAACTAATTGCCTATAACGTGATGGTGATATGAGCAGTAGCAGATTAAAAATATTAAACTTTCAATTTATGACAGAAGATAATAAACAGCAGAAACTTTCGGATAGCACGGACACCGCTATTGATTATAGCACGTGTTATGCACAGCCTTTATTCACTCGAATTTGGGAAATGCCGAACAAAAACACATTTGATATTAAGTGTATCAAAAAACTTATTTACAAGTATTTCAAAGACGAATACCAAAGTATAGACCCATTTGCAAACAAGAATAGAATTGCAAAAATCACAAATGACTTAGACCCTGAAATGGGAGCGGATTATTGTATGGATGCTTTGGACTTCTTAAAGCAATTTGATGATAATAGTATAGATTTCGTTTTGTATGACCCACCATATAGCCCAAGACAAGTAAGTGAGTGCTATAAAAAAATGGGTAGAACTGTAAATATGCAAACAACCCAATCAAGTTTCTGGGGCAATTTAAAAAAGGAAATAGCACGAATTACGAAGCCTAATGGAATTGTAATTTCTTTTGGTTGGAATACTAACGGAATTGGAAAAACGAAAGGATTTGAAATACTTGAAATATTAATAGTTGCTCACGGTGGGCAACATAATGATACACTTTGCACAGTTGAAAGGAAAGTACAGATGCTCTTTTAGGTTGTGCATAATGTGATGGTGCTATGAGCAGTAGCGGATTAAAAACACAAAACTTTAAATATAGAACGAATTATGATAGTAGAACAAATATTAGAGAACGCACAAACACCGCTATTGTATATAGCCGATATTAGTGGCAGTGCTTTATTCAATGCTGACTGTATGGATATTTTACCCCTTATTCCTGATGAAAGTGTTGATGTAATTTTAACAGACCCACCCTATAACATAGGATATGCCGATTGGGATAAATTCTTTAATATACCTGAAATAACAAAAGAATGGTATCGAATATTAAAACCAAATGGTTCTGTATTTTGTTTTGCAGGATGGAGTTTTGTATGCAATGTAATTGCTCAATTTGATAAAAATTTCAAGCTAAATGATTGGATAATTTATGATAGAATAAAAGGTAGGGGTGGTAGAAAAAGGTTGGTATCAACACGAGAAGATTTATTGTGGTATGTAAAATCAAATGAATGGGTGTTTAATAAAGATAAAGCATATAGCACGATAAAGAAGAAAACAAAAGGAATGGGAGAAAAAAACGGTAGGGATACAAGAGCATTGTCAAACGTATGGACTGATATTTCTCCAATCGTGCCGTGGTCAAAAGAACGGAATACACATCCAACTCAAAAACCATTACAAATAGCCGAAAGAATTTTAGATGTATTTTCAAATAGTGGGTCTGTTATTTTGGATTGTTATGCAGGAAGTGGAACATTCTTAGAAGCGTCAAAGAATAAAGGAAACCTTTTTATTGGAATTGAAAAAGAGGTAAAATATTATGATTTGGCAGTTGCTCGTGTGTTCGGGTAGCATTGTAGTTAACGATGGCAATATGAAAAGTTGGCTTTGTAGTCACTTTCAATTTACCACCGCAGTTTGATAGCCAATTTTTTATATTGCGTGTTATCGGCTGCCTTTATTCTTAATTTAATTATTCACTTAAAAACTTAAATAATGCTTTTAACATTTTCAAAAACAGAATTTAGAAACCGAATACGAAGTGGAATAAAAGTACACACTATTCGAGATGATAAAACTAACCGATGGAAAGTTGGAAATAAAATTCACTTTTGGTTAGGTAATCCACGAAATACGAGAGGAAAAACAAAACCTTATCAATTTGGAATCGGAGAATGCTCACGGGTTGAAACTATTAGAATGGATTTTGCCGTGCCTGAAGATTGGCAAAATGACATTGTATATATTGGCGATGATATTATTTTAAAGTCAGAAAACGAACTGAATGCTTTAGCTGAAAACGATGGATTTGATAATTGGTCGCAAATGAAATTATGGTTTGACAATCCAGATAAACAATATTTCGGGAAAATAATATTTTGGAAAAACTTTGAGTTAACTGCAAATGATGATGGTAGCACTGTCTTTTAGGTTGCCGATAACACCCAAATAATGGCAATAATTATGAGTACAGAGAATTCAAAAACCAAAAAGCCATGCAATATAGATATTGTTAACGGCTGTGCTTTCTCTGAGATTTTAGAGAAATGCAAAGAGATAGTAACGTGCGACACTGCCCGTATATCAAAACCATTAGATGATGGCAAAATGTTTCTTATTGTTGGATTTAACAGAAGTACCAAAGATAATGAAGGGCAATGGGTGGATGAGAATGGAGAGCGTAGGGATTTTGATTATGTTCAAGAATATGTAATAGCTTCTGGATTTACAGAAAAAGAACTAATTAACTCAACTAAAGAATATGTGCGGTTGTGCGGGATGACGTGGGAGGAATACTTCGCTGACTTACGAGAAAA